ATTAAAAAAAGCACTGGAAATGTTTGATGTGATTGATATCACACAACCAAAAAAGACCCCAATACAAAGTAGTCCAATTGGCTTCCCGCATCTCCGCAACGAAGAAATAAACATTATTGACGTAATACTTAACTATCCTGCAAATTCAGATCAAATTATCGATCTTGCTCGACGCAGCGGAATCGAGCCTTCAAGAGTTATAGTTATCGATAAAGATTTTGATGATAGTATGAGTCAAGAAATTGAAGGAGTTGAAGACGGTACACGCCTTGAAAACCCAAATTATCCCGAACAAACGAAATCACAAAAGAAAGCCAGTGATGATTATGCTAACAGTTATCAAGAAGCCGCTGCTACTTTTGCGAATGGCGATAAAACAGAATTTGAAATTGCTGGCAAAGGATCAGAAAAAGCAAAGTTTAATACTGATAACGACGAAGGCAAAGATAGCCCATTTTCAAAAGTAAAAAGAAAAAAAGTTAAGGATTTAATGAAATGAGTAATGAAATGTATAAAATTTTAGAAAGTTTTGATTCATTAAATGAGTCAAACCTTTCCTTAACTAATGTCGCTCAATATTTATATGATGTGCATCCAGAATTATTTTCGGAGTATGGCGACGAATATGTAATGAGTGTAATTGAAGATTTTTTACAGAGTGGCAATTATGATTCTCTAGAAGATATTCACCAAGCAATAATGAATAAACTCGAATCAGTAAACGAAACCAGAACTGAAATATCAAAACAAGGTAATAAAATTGTTGTTAAACAGGATGGCAATATTACCACTTTTGATGACGAAGAAACAGCAGAAAAATTTATGGGCGGTAATATGCAAAAAGAATCTAAAGAAAATACAGAATCTGATACTGTTGCCAAAAGAGTGAAGAAGCCTGTGAAAATTGTTACTGATAAAGGTGTAAAATTGCTCCTTGGCTTTAAACGTGGAAAAATTGGTACATATACAGCATTTCTTGCAGATCGCGGTCAAACAAAGAAACAAGTTGTATCAAGAGCACTCAGTGGTGATATGCCGGTAGAAGATGCAATTAAACATATTAATGATGTATGGTCAGATAAAACCAGGCAGATTCTAAGGTTGGACTCAAGTGAAAAAAATATAGACGAGAGTGTTAACAATGAAGATTATGAAGTACACACTTGGTTTGAACGTGATCGCGCTCATGTTGAAGTAAGAGATGCTAAAACTGATGAAACTATCTTAGACTTATGGGACGATGATGTTCAACAAGCAATTGACTATGGATATTTAGATCCAAGCGATTTTGAAGGCAGTGCAATTGAATACGCTAAAGAACTTGGATTAATTAATGAAGATTATATGGCGGAAGCAATGGGCGGACCGTTTGCTTCAAAAGAAGAAGCCATAAATGATGCTGTTAGTCAAATTGCAGGACCTCAGAATCCAACGCCAAAAGAAGGTGAAAATTTTGTAATTCATCATAAAGATGATGGTTGGTATTGGGATGAGCGTGTTGATGAGATCGCACCTTTGCTTGCTGTTGGAGCTAGGGCATTTGGTGCATCACTTGGTGCTGCGACCGCTGATAAGATTTTTGGTGAGGACGAAGACGAAATAGAACTTTCAACATTTGATTCGGATAATCCATTACATCGTAAAAGATTACAAAGAGGAACTCTTGTTGTTCTCACGCCGGATTTATTCAAAGATCCAAACTGCGATCGACGTGGTATTTTTGTTAAATTAAGTCCAAGCGGAAACTTTGGTAAAGTTATTCGTAAATGTGATGGTAAAGAAATAAGTGTTCATCTCGATGACATCGTTTCTGCAGATATTACTAATAACTCTATATATGAGGAATATAATGTGAATTTTGATAAACTTTTGTCTGAAGGCAAACAATTAAACGAAGATATTACTGTTACACGTACTACTAACCCAGACAATCCAGAAAATGATACAATTACAGTTACTGGTGTTGGACCAGAAGAAGTCAGTGAAATTGAATCATTACTTAAAAATGCTGGTTTAATGAATGACAACGATGAGTTATCATTTCAAACTGCTGAGCCAACAGTCATTGATACTGGTGAACCAAAAGCATTACCTGAACCTTCAATGGAAGATATTCTAGATAGAATTTCAACAGTTGAAGAAGATGAAGAATCTTTAGAACAGTGGAAAGATAATTATAATAAAGGATATATTCCAGACGAAGAAGATGAAATCGAAGGAATGGAAAGAGATATTGACGAAGAAAGAGATATCGAGCACGCAAACACACCGGACGAAGAAGTGTTCGATGATGATGTTATGATTCAAGGTCTTGCTGGCGGTCTAAATAAACCAAAGCGTATGTACAAAAAAGAATATCCAGGAGATAACCCAATGGGAGTATTAGAAGATTACGGCGTCGATTTTAATCTCGACGAGGAAGAAGAACTTGATGAGAAGTGGGATAAAAAAGTTACTGTGAATCCAGAAGAACGCGGTAAGTATTCAGATAAATCAGTAGCTGAATTACGTAAAGAATACAATCGCCTTAAGAAGTCAGGGCCACATCCACGTGGATCAAAGGAATACGAAAAAATGAGAGAGCTTGCATTCGCTATTCGTGCCAAAACTGGATGGGGTAAAGTAAACGAAGAAGAACTTACTGAAAAATCACCTCCAGGTATGGAAGATTGGATTCGAAAGAATAAAAAGCGTTTTATCGATCAATATGGTAAAGATAAAGGTTTGCAGGTACTCTATGCAACTGCGTGGAAAAGACATAACGAAAATGAAAGTATCGAGCAGCCAGTTAACGAAAGTGATGAATTGTCAAATTTCTTAAATCTTTATAAAGAATTTTCAATTCGCGGCGAAAAGAAAAATTAATCTTATATAAAGATTTATTGCCGGGCGCAAAAATAATGAGAGCTAATGAGCTTATAATAGAAACGAAACGAGGCAAACCACTTGACTCACAAGAAAAAGTGATGCCAAAATCTGTTTTTACGCCCGACGGATTTGTTGATCTATATAGAGCAAGTGGAATTATTGCACGTTTGCCAGCATCAACCGAAGATATCGATCCTTATAGTTTTGTTACTAAACTTCCTATGATTGTTGCTTATACTGATGCAGAAGAAAAAATGATTAAAGATGCTTTCAAAAAAATGGGAATACCATATAAACAGCACGTTCATACAAAAAGCGAAGAGCCAGATGCAGTTAATAATGTAAGTCCAATGGTTGGATTTAAAGGATATATATAAATAACCGCTTAGGACCGGTTAGGCGTTACGGCCAAGACAAGCGAATTCGCTACTCGCAAGTCTAAACAGTAATAGAAGCGGACTTGAGTCCGCTTCTTCATCTAAGGAGTCTTAAAATGAAATTTTTGATAATATTTTTAATGTTTTTTTCTTTACCTATTATGGCTGCTGAAAACAGTTATATAATTAAATACAATAAAGAAACACATTCAATTACAGTATATAAAGGATCGTCAAATAATCTAAACGAATGGAAAAAAGAAACATATTTACTAGATAAGAATAATAAAGTAATTGGAATCAACAAATCAATAAACGAGTTTGTTAGATCGTTGGAGAAATAAATGTCAAAAAGCCTCGATGGGGTTTTAGTAAAACGTGCCCATAGTAAAACATATTTTGACGAAGAACATATTAGAGAAGTTGCTAAGTGTGCCGATCCTAAAACCGGTCCATTGTATTTTCTCACTCATTATTTTTATATTCAACACCCACTTAAAGGCAAACTATTATACGATCCGTATGACTATCAAAAAGAATTAATTGAAACCTATGTAAACTATCGATTCAGTATTAATTTACTTAGCAGGCAAACTGGCAAGTCGACCACCGCTGCAGGTTATATACTGTGGTATGCTATGTTTAATCCTGATAGCACGATACTTATTGCAGCTCACAAATATAGTGGTGTGCAGGAAATTATGCAGCGCATTCGATATGCATATGAATTGTGTCCAGATCATATACGAGCTGGTGTTATATCTTATAATAAAGGATCAATGGAATTTGATAATGGTAGTCGAATTGTAGCACAAGCAACAACTGAAAATACCGGACGCGGTATGTCAATTACTTTATTATATCTTGATGAATTTGCTTTTGTAAGACCAAGTATTGCTAAAGAATTCTGGACTTCGATTCGACCAACACTTGCAACAGGCGGCCGCGCCATTATTACATCAACACCAAATAGTGATGAAGATCAATTTGCACTAATTTGGAAAGGTGCAATCAAAACAGAAGATGAATATGGAAATCAAACCGATGTTGGCGTAAACGGATTTAAGGCATATTCAGCCGACTGGCGTAGACACCCCGAAAGAGATGAAAAATGGGCTGCCGAAGAAAGAGCTGCTATCGGTGAAGAACGTTTTAGACGAGAACACGAAAATCAATTTATTATTTTCGACGAGACACTAATTGCTCCAACAACTTTGTTTGAATTAGAAGGTAAAGATCCTCAACGTAAAACAGGTCAAGTTCGTTGGTACGATGACCCAAAGCCTGGAATGATTTATACTGTGGCACTTGACCCAAGTCTTGGTACCGGTGGTGACCCTGCGGCTATTCAGGTATTTGAAGCAAATACAACTAAACAGATTGCTGAATGGAAACACAACAAAACAGATATTCCAGGTCAAATTCGTGTTATGGTTGATATCATAGCAGAAATTGCGGAAAAATGTCAGGATAGTAATAGTGTTTATTATAGTGTTGAAAATAATACCATTGGTGAAGCTGCATTATTAAGTATTAAAGAATATGGTGAACATAATATTAAAGGTGTATTTTTAAGCGAAGGAAAATCTCACGGTAATGCTCGACGATATAGAAAAGGATTTAATACTACTAATAAATCAAAATTATCTGCGTGTGCTAAATTAAAAAATCTTATCGAAACGAAAAAGATGAAATTGTTTAGTAAACCTTTAATTACAGAATTAAAGCATTTCGTAGCTCAAGGATCTACATACGCAGCAAAACCTGGCGAACATGATGATTTAGTCATGGCATTGGTTTTAACTGTTCGAATGCTTGAGATGATTAAAAATTATCATAAAGAATTAGAATCACAATTACGATATTATGATGATATTAAAGAACCGTTGCCATTTATTGCGATCTTTTAATTTGAGGTAAATATCTATATGGAAAATATTGCAAAGAAACTTTTTGATATTTTATCTGTTAAATTTGACGATTCAACAATAAAAACACTCGATAAAAAAGGAAACGAAACTTTAAATATGAACGAAGTTTCGATGTTTAGCTTTGATTTCAAAGCTAATCAAAAGAATTATGGACCTGTTGTAATAAGTTTAACAGATGATCTGAATATTTATTATGGTGATAATATAACTAGAGCACTCGATGATAAAGCCCGCGAAAAATGGGATAATATGGTTCAACATTTAAGTAATTTTGCACGTCGAAATCGTCTTGGATTTAATTTAAAAAATTTAACAGATTTGAAATATGATTTATCAAAAGTTGATAATTTAGTTGAGAGTTATCGTAATATTTTTGAAGGATATTATGGATCAAGAAAAACAAGTTACACTAAACAAGGCAAAGCTAAAATTATTATTAAGCATTCAAAACCCTTAAATGAAACTGATAAAAGATATCGATATATTAAAGCAATATATATTGAAAATGCAGATGGCGAGAGATTCAAATTGCCATTTAAAAAACTTTCTGGTGCGAAAGCAATGGCTCGACATGTAACCGAAGGTGGCAATCCATATGACTTGTTTGGTCAACATATCGCTGAAATGGTAAGAGATATTAATACTCTTGGTGGGTTTGTTCGCCGATCAAAAATGTACGAAGATAATGAAGAAGCACTTCAATTAATCGAAACAAGTCGTAATCATTATGACATGCTTCGTAAAAACCTTAAAAAAATTGCAGGTAAAAGAGGTTATTATCAATATAAAGAATCATGGGAACCTTCGGAGATAACAGAAACAGAATCAAATGTCGAAGCTGTAAAAAAATTGTTTACTGAACGTTCGATTAATGCAAGGATTGAAGAGGCATTACCGTTGCTTGCACGATTGCAAGAACTTGCCAAAGTACAGAATTCGAATAAAGAAATAGAAAAGGAACCAACCATGAAAGAATTAAATGAATTTGAAAGATGGGTAGAAGATGTGTCTAAATTAGATTTATCCAATTCAAAAGAAGAGATTAATGAAGGAACCTGGGCAGTTCCAACAACACCAGAAGAAGTTGAAAAATTAAAAGAATTTTTATCGAAACCGCAACCGGTTGGTATTGATGCATTAAATGCAACTGAAAAATTATATGATATTATTGGCGACGATGAGCTATTTGATCAATTGGCTGATTTAGCCGAAGATAACCCAGAAGCAGATGCCAGACCAGTTGTTATTAATTGGATCAAAGATGCAATCAAAAATAAAGAATTTGTTGAACCAGAAGTAATTGATAATTTAAGAAAGGTTCTTGGTGATATACAAGAGGATTGTATAAAAGATTTAGATGCTGGTGATAAAAAACATCTAAATGCCGAAATAAATAAAGATATCGACAAATATGCTAAACCTAAAAAAGTTCTGTCGGCACAAGAAAAGATTTCGGAATCAACTGATTTAAATGATTTGTTGGTTCTTACAAATCGATTACTTAAAGGCTAACATTTAATCAAAATCTCTTGTAAATTTTTATTTTTTTGCATACAATACTCCTGTGGTAAAAAATAATTAGAATTAAAAATTCTTATTATTATCTTACTCTGATAAATAAAATTATGCTATTAGTCGGGAAGGCTAATGGTATTAGGACTATAACACAGGAGAAACTATTATGGCCTCATTAGCAGATATCCGTAAACGCTTAGCGGAACAAGAAAGTAAGCGTAATCGCACCTTCAACGACGAACCCAGCCCAATTTATCCACACTGGAATATCAACGATGGCGACACAGCTATTGTTCGATTCCTCGAAGATGGTAATCCCGAAAATCCTTATTTTTGGGTTGAACGTGCAATGTTCAAATTCCCATTTAATGGAATTAAAGGTGATCCAAGCGCAGGAAATGTAATTGTACAAGTTCCATGTATGGAAATGTATGGCGAAAAAGATGCCGTACTTGACGAAGTTAGAACCTGGTTTAAGGATTCGTCAATGGAAGAGATGGGTCGTAGATATTGGAAAAAACGTTCATATATCTTCCAGGGATTTGTGCGTAAAGATCCAATGGATCTCAAGGCACCAGAAAATCCAATTCGTAGATTTATTATTAACCCACAGATTTTTAATCTAATTAAAAATGGTTTAATAGATCCTGAGATTGAATATCTACCAACTGATCCAGTTCATGGTTTAGATTTTCGTATTATAAAAATCACTAAAGGTGGTTATAGTGATTATACAACTTCAAGTTGGGCTCGCAAAGAAACTCCTCTAACCGACGAAGAACTCGAAGCCATTGAAAAATATGGTTTGAGTAATTTAGCAGACTTTCTACCACCTAAGCCAACTGAAGAGGTTCAAAAGGTTATTCGTGAGATGTTTGAAGCATCAGTTGACGGCGAACCATATGATCCTGAGCGTTGGGGAGCATATTATACTCCTCCAGGTATGGAAAGATCTGAAGAAACAACTACTACCGACACAGTAGCAAATTCTGAAGTCACTTCTGAACCAGAAAAAACAACTTCCGAAGAATTGGATTTTCTGAATACTGAAGAACCGCTAAACTCTAAGGCAAAGAAAGCAGAAGATATTCTCGCTCTTATTCGCCAACGTCAACAGCAATAAAATTATATTGGGGGCATTGCCCCCAATATTTTTCAGTAAAATGACAAAATCTTTCGATGTAAGCAAATTTAAATCTTATATCAAAAATCTCATTGAGAAAAAACCAAGATCATGGATTTATGATCTTAAAAAATCAGAATGGTTAGAAGATATTGAAATTATTGCTCAACAAAATAAAACAAGTTTACAAGGAGCAGTTTATATTATTCTGAATGATTTTAATCCAAAATGCAAATATGGAAATTTAATGAAATTTACGTGGTTTTCGAATGGATTTTCTTATTGCGGAAAATCGAATGAATGTAGATGTAATAAAGAATCATCTAAGCAAAAATTCAAAGAAACATCATTAAAACGATATGGCACAGAACACCCAATGCAGAATGAAATAATTCAGAAACGATCGTGTAATAGTACCATTAAAAAGTATGGAGTGAAATATACTTCACAAATAAAAGAATCTAGGATAAAAGCCAAAGAAACATCATTAAAACGATATGGCACAGAACACCCAATGCAGAATGAAAACATTAAACGAAAATGTTTAGAAAGCAATATCAAAAATCATGGAGGTATTTTATCTGCTAGACATCCTAAAATAAAAGAAAAAATCAAAAATACAAATTTAAGACGATATGGAGTATCAAATTATACTTATCATTTAATGGATAAAGAAGTTAAAGAAATTTTATTAGATGAGGAAAAATTTAAAAATTATATCGAAGATAAATCGATACAATATGCTGCTAAAGATCTTAGTGTAGATCCTGTAACCATTAGTAAATATGTTCGATTGTACCAATGTGATTCGTTAATACAAAAATCAAAATCAATATATGAATTTCAAATTGAAAATATTCTTAAAGAATTAGGTATTCGATTTGAACAAAATACTAAACAGATAATTCCTCCACAAGAATTAGACTTTTATCTGCCGGATTATAATGTAGCTATAGAAATTAATAGCAATTATTGGCATAGCGAATTAGCAGGTAAAAAAGACAAATATTATCATTATAATAAATGGCTTGCATGTCAAAAAAAAGGAATTGACTTATATTCTTATTTTGAAGATGAACTTAGAGATAAATTAAATGTTATTGAAGCAAAAATTCGATATTTAACTAATCAAAATACTTGCGTTATTGGTGCAAGAAAATGTACAATTAAAAATATTGATTATCATCAAGAACACGAGTTTTTAACCAAATATCATATACAAGGGCCTACAAAAGCAAGGAATAAAACGATTGGAGCTTTTTATCATGATAAGTTAGTTGCAATATTTAGTTGGCATTTGCGTAAACATTATCTCGAAATAACTCGTTTCGCAACTAATTTAGAAGCTAGTTACCCAGGTTTGTTTAGTAAAATGATGAAACATATGATAAACGAATTAAATTATAAAGGTCAGATTGTTAGTTTTTCAAATAATTCTCATAGTAATGGGGGAGTATATAGAGCATCTGGTTTTCAAATAGAAAAAATATTTGGTCCTGCTTATTGGTACACACGTGATTATATTACAAGAGAAAATAGACAAAAATATATGAAATCAAAAATTGCTAAAAAATTTGGAATTGATGTTAGCAATAAAACCGAATGGGATCTAATGCAAGAATTAGGATATGATCGTATTTGGGATAGTGGAAAAATAAAATGGGTATATAATTTTAACGGAGAAGATAATAATGACAAAACCTTTTGATGTAAGTAAATTTAGAAAAGAAATAACAAAATCAATAGATGGATTATCTATTGGCTTTAACGACCCCACTGATTGGATATCAACAGGCAACTACGCTCTTAATTATTTAATTAGTGGTGATTTTTTTAAAGGAATTCCTCTTGGAAAAGTGACTGTATTAGCTGGTGAATCCGGCTCAGGAAAATCGTATATTGCATCCGGAAACATCGTCCGCCATGCTCAAGAGCAAGGTATTTTTGTTGTCCTTATCGATAGCGAAAATGCTCTTGATGAACAATGGCTTGAAGCATTAAATGTTGATACTAGCGAAGATAAATTGCTTAAATTGAATATGGCAATGGTTGATGATGTTGCAAAAACTATTAGCACCTTTATGAAAGATTATAAAAATCTCGACGAAGAAGAAAGACCAAAAGTACTTTTTGTTATTGATTCTTTAGGAATGCTTTTAACGCCAACGGATGTTGATCAATTCAGTAAAGGTGATATGAAAGGGGATTTAGGAAGAAAACCAAAAGCACTTACAGCTCTTGTTCGGAACTGTGTAAATATGTTTGGAAATCATAATGTTGGGTTAGTTGCAACAAATCATACTTATGCTTCGCAAGATATGTTTGACCCAGATGATAAAATCTCAGGTGGACAAGGATTTATCTATGCTTCATCGATTGTTATTGCAATGAAAAAATTGAAATTAAAAGAAGATGAAGATGGTAATAAAATTTCAGATGTTCGTGGTATTCGAGCAGCATGTAAAGTAATGAAAACTCGATATGCTAAACCTTTTGAAAGTGTTCAAGTAAAAATTCCATATAATACTGGAATGGATCCGTATAGTGGTTTATTTGATCTAGTTGAAAAGAAAGGTTTATTAACTAAATCAGGTAATAGTTATATATACACAACTCGTGATGGCGAAGAGCTTAAAGCATTCCGAAAGAAATGGGAAAAAAATGAGGATGGATTACTCGATAAAGTAATGACAGATATTGCAATGCGTGATAATGATGCAATTCGTAACGAATTAAAAATTTCTGAGTAATTCTGAATATTGATATATAAATTAAATTTGATAGGAGATGTATAGTGGAATTTAATTTAGAACTTTCTTTGCAAATCTGGAAAGAATTAAAACCTCATTTAATTAGTGGCGATATCACAGAAGCAGCCGATGATTTTATTCATGTGTTAATTGAAAATGGGTTCTCACCAAATGAAATTATAGAGTATGCAGTTGATGAAGAGCTTAAATTGGCTTTACGTGGTCTTGCTGACGATGAGCATTTTGATGACGAAGATGACGATGAATATTTTGCTGAAATGTATCAAGATATTGATGGGTGTTAAATCATGATAAGATACCAGAAGGTCGTTGACGATTTATCACTTATTCCTAATTTTATTGATTATTACGAAAATGAATTAAAGGAAGCGAAAAACGATACTATCATTCATGGTAATATCGAAAAACAATTGCGCGATTTACCTGGTATTACCGAACATCGATTTAATCAATTGCAAGAAATTGAAGCATTACTTAACTATCTCAACGTTACATTTCGTAAAATTAAACATAAACATTACAAAAAATATCTTGAAAATTATCCTAAAGCCTTATCAAGTAAAGATGCACAAATATATGCCGAAGCTGAAGATGAAGTTATTGATGCCGAAGTATTAGTTAATGAAGTTGCGTTATTACGAAATAAATATCTCGGAATAATGAAAGCTCTGGAATCTAAGAATTTCCAATTAGGTCATATAACCCGATTGCGTACAGCTGGTCTCGAAGACGTTTCAATATAATGTATCCAATATCATTTGCATCTGATGCTGATAGTCATCAACATTCGTTGGAAACACTAACCCTTCTTGAAGGTTATACTGATTTTATGCTCAGTATCGACACATTATGCGATATAGGTTGTGGTTCAGGATTAGATCTTGAGTGGTGGGCTACACGTTATGTTTTGGATGATAATGATAATCCGGTACCTTTGAACATTAAGTGCACCGGCATAGATATTCTGTCAGAATTATTGCCGTCGAAGCGTTATCCAAATATTGTGTACGAACGAAGGGATTTCGAAAAAAAACCATTATATAAAGAAAAATTTGATGTATTATGGTCACACAATTCATTTCAATATGCAATAAATCCTTTACAGACATTACGATATTTTTATGATATTCTTACACCTGGCGGCATGTTAGTCCTTATTGTGCCACAAACAACAAATTTATTATATTATCGACAAGAGTTTGATCAATTAGATGGACAATTTTATAATTATACTCTTGTTAGTTTAATTCATATGTTGTCGATATCGGGTTTTGATTGTAAGAGTGGATTTTTCAAAAAAGACATCGAAGACCCCTGGTTACATGCTATTGTTTATAAATCAGACATTGAGCCAATGGATCCAAAAACCACAAGATGGTATGACCTTGCAGAAAAAAATCTCTTACCAGAAAGTGCCGAACGTGGAATTGAAAAATGCGGGTATTTACGACAAAGAGATTTAGTTCTTCCTTGGTTGAATAGAAGTAACACCGACTTCAGTCAATATTAAGTTATGAATGAAATATCAATTGGTCTTGTTTCGGGCGGTTTCGATCCTCTTCATTCTGGGCATTTAAAAATGATCGACGAAGCCGCGAAAAAAAATTCTGGTTTATATGTAGCATTAAATTCGGATGAATGGTTAATTAGAAAAAAAGGCGCTTACTTCATGTCGTGGGACGAACGAGCTGAGATTTTGAGTCATATTGTCGGTGTTACTGATATTATACGATTTAATGACGACGATAACTCAGCAGTTGATGCCATTAAAAAACTAAAATCAATGTATCCAGAGTACATTATAAATTTCTATAATGGCGGCGATCGGACTGAACAGAATATCCTTGAAGCAATTCATTTTGTTGGCGATCCTCAAGTAAAATTTCATTATGATTGTGGCGGTAATTATAAAGAAAATTCTTCATCTGAATTGTTAGAAAATTGGGTGCAAAAACAAAATAATATAACACATAAAGATTGGGGACATTATGTAGTATATCAAAGCAATAACGGAATGAAATTAAAATCTTTAATTATAAATCCCAAAAGTTCAACGAGTATGCAACGACACCATTATCGGAACGAATTTTGGTTTGTAGTTGAAGGTATAGCCGATATTATAATAAATGATCAACATTATCAGTTAACTAAAAACGATGCTGTTCCTATACCAAAACATTCCTGGCATCAACTTCAAAATAATAGCGATGAAATATTAAATGTTATTGAAATACAATTTGGAGAAAATTGTATTGAAGATGATATTGAGAGAAAAGATAAATAAAGTAAATTAGGAGAATAATAATGGGAGTACGCACAATTCGTCTTCTTGGTGAAGGATATGCGCCAGCTGGACAAGCACAATTAAAAGCAACAGTAGACGGAACCGTAGTTTATAATGGACCGGTACCAACTATTAATGCTGATCCTGATACGCATACTGATGAAAT